TTTCGTCAACAGCAGCACCAGATTTTATTGCACCTAACCCTGTTTTCACCCAATTTTCACCACTGATTGCCTCGTCTAATACCTGGTTAGCACCACTTCCATATTTCATTCCAAGAACATTTCCAGACTTAAACATACTTGCTACTGTTGCGGCAGATAAAGCGTCCATCATAGCAGCACATCCTGTTGCTCCCCAATGGTCAGTTGCTGCAGCGTTTCCAGAAGTAAAATTTTTCATTGCGGTTGCAGATTTTGCCACATAAAAAGTTCCATAAGTTATTGTCCCGGCTGAACCATAGTCTGTATATCCACCTGAATTTATATCGTCAAGGGAAAATGTTGTCCCATCGATGACAGTAATCTTATATAATTTATAGTTTAATTGTGTCATTCCGACTACAGCAGTTATCATTATCATATCGCCTGTAGTAAGTGCAGCTGTATTAGCTACCGTGATAACACAAGGGTCAGCTTTGGAAGCTCCTGTTATTGCCATTGTTGCTGCTATACAGGTTGCTCCAATAGAAATTTCATACATTAAACCATTTAGGTCTGCTACTCCGCAATTCTGTCCGTTATGAGTAGTTTTGGCAAAAGGAGTCCCTGAACCAGTCTTACCACAATTGCTATAACCATCAGTTATGTAGGTCACTTCATTATCATCAACATCTTTTAGAACATTATTATTACAACCTTTCGGATAATTATAAGTAGCGTTATACCAAGCACAATAAGTAGTAGCACTCGAAGCCTGAGCGTGAGCAAGCGCCAACACAGCCAGCGCCGCATAAATAAATCTTGAACAACAAAAGAAGATTGAATTTGCGTTTTCAGCTCCATCCACACCGTCTCGAGCATGGGCAGCCTTTATCATTTCGTAATAGTAATTTCCTGCACAAGCGGTTAAATCTGCTATAGGATTATGAGCTGAGGCAGTTGATATAGGTAGTCCATTTTTGAGAGAACTTCCAATATATCCTGATCCCCAAGCATTTTTAGAAATCATATATTTATCTACAAAAAATCCGTCTTTTTCTACTCCACCATCTATAAAGACACGATGTAAAGCATACCCATCTGCGTTAGCAAGTGTGGTAGTCGAATAAGTATCTATTCCTTTTATAGTTATTGTATTAGTAGAAATTTTGTAATAGAATTTAGGTATCCACACCATTACGCTACCATCACGATATTGATAATTCCCGTAATTATCGTCAAGAGGGTCTTGATAACCCGCTAATGGTATCATGCCTACAGGTACGTTCCCTGCTGGAGCAATTCCTACTCCAAATCCAGCAGCACCAGCAACGCCAATTAAATTTACAGCACTACCACCAATTAAATGATTTATACTCCCATCGCCAATATAAAATTTATGTTTATCAGTAAGCCAGCCACCTTCACCGCTATCTAACACTGGTAGATTAATTTCAAGCCCTTGTTTAAATATTATTTTACCCATTAAAAAGTACCTCCTTTCACAGTTGATTCTCCAATGATTAGCCAATTAGCATTATCTGAAACAATAATTACATACGCATACTGATAGTTAATATCTGTATATGTTAAAGCTCCATCTATAGTTTCTGTTCCATCACCGTCTATAGTGATAAGATTGGCATTATCATCAGTTTTCTTTATAGTAAAAACAATTCCAGAATTGCCTACAGCGGTCGGTAAAAGTATAGTATAGCCACTTGCAGCAATTACGGTAATAAGCCCCGACTCCGCTATATTTAAAGTTGCAGTCGTTGTTTTTGCTGTAACTTTATGGTTAATGACTGGAGTGGTTATAGTCGGACTTGTCCCAAACACCAATAACCCGCTTCCTGTTTCGTCACTTATAACTCCTGCAAGTTCGGCAGAAGTGGTTGCGGCAAAGACAGATAATTTATCTGCCACCATAGCGAGTTGATAATTCGCTGCTCCGTCCCCTATAAATACTTTATGAGTATCGGTTGTGAAGGCTGGCTCACCTTGGTTTAATACCGGGATATCCGCTTCCGCTCCTCTTAAAAATTTTATTATATTGGACATTTAAAACCTCCAATCTATGACTTTACTTTTTTAGCTTTTTTTCTTTTGGCTGATAACTTTTCTTTTAGTATATCCTGTTCTCTTTCAAACTCTTTTATAACCCCTATTAATTTATTATTATCCTTTGTCAAATTTAAAATAATTTTTTTTCTATTTTCCTCTTGCCCTACAAGTAAATCATATTTTCTCTCTAATTCTGAATAGGATTTTTCACAAAGATAAAGTTTGTTATCCTTCTCTTTTGACTGTAAATTTAATTCTGTTATTCTTTTATCCAGATTTTGGTTAGTCAAAACATACTTCGAATTAGAATCCTTTAAGCCCTGGTTCTCTTTATTTAACGAAGCTGTTTGTAGTTCCCTTTGGGTTATGCCTTTATTCAAAGCGGTAAAATTCTTATTCCAGGCCAAAGCTATTTTTGACCAATTCTTTGCTTTTACCATTTGCTCCCCCAATAAAGCGAAAACTTCATCAGTCGTTATCATGCTCGGTTCACCGGTGATAAATTTATTCTCCTCTACTTTTTGGTTTACTGTATTTTCTTTTTTGGCTGTAAAAGAGCCACCATCAAGTTCTTTTTCCATTTTATTTCCCATCCTTTTTAAAAATATTAGGGGAAGTTTTCACTCCCCCTTTTTAAATGTTATGCAAAAGCTCCCCCATCAATGGTTGAAGCTGAATGTAACAAAGTATTTGCTCCAGCTCCATGTACTCCGGTTGTCGCTACATCATGATCATAAGCCCATTCAGAAGTCGGTGCTTTGGTTGCCAGGTCTTGTGTTGGTGCTCCTTCTAAATAGGTAGCTGCAAATTCCACAAACTCAACGGCATCTTCTCCTACATTTACTCGAAGTATTTTCCCTCCATCATCTGTATAATTAGCCGGAAAATCTGTTAATTCTAAAAGAGTATCAATAACACTCCCAGCTTGTGTTACCTCTGTCCATACTGCATTATCTTCTGTATCATCAAGACAAATATATGCTTTATCAGCTGTAACATCTATCCAATGCGAATTTACACTATATCCTTCAGTAGTATCATTTGTTCCTACTGGTGCTACGGTTGCATCAAGTTTATTTTTTGTATTTACTATATTATCTAATCCCAGGGATGCTAGAACTGTTGCTCCGCTTTCATAAGCAAATGCTCCCGCTCCGGTGGCTACAATAAATTGTCCATCGGATTCAGCTGCTCCTAAAGTGATTAAATCCTCAAGTACGGTTACAACGCTCAAAACATTTCCAGTTTTAGTCAGTCCTGTACCTGCATCAATATACCCTGCATCAGAAAACTGACTAAAAGTAATATTATCCGTATCTACTACAACAGATTCCGGCTCATTAGTACAGACCCAACCGGTATTAGAGTTGACTGTTCCACTTGTAACAAAGACAAAAGATCCCGCCACTTCCGCGGCTGCATCCATATCTTCTGCCCTGGACCATGCTCCCACTTGCGATACATAAATTCCATTTTTCTTAGGATCGGTCTGATCTTTTACCAGAATCCTATCTGCCGAAGATAATACCCCATCGATAGTTTGCTCATCTTCTAATGTTATATCCTCTGTTGTCGCTATAACACAGGCTGTATGAACATTTAGCCCCTGGGCCACGCTGTCAACATATGCTTTTGTTGCTCCATCTTGCGCTGCTGCAGGATCTGCCATCCCTGTTATTTTTTGAGAATTAATTGCTACATCTCCGGTTGCTGCTGCCAGAGCTGCTGCCACATTTGTCCAGTCCGTTACATCTGCTCCGGATTCCACACTTATTATAGTCAAAATCTCCGCTGCGGTTAATGCTGCGATATTCCCTCCGGTTTTTCTTCCTAATATTCTTTGTTCTGCTACATCTACCTTAGCCGGGGTATCATCAGAAACTGCTGCAATAATAGAATGTGCTCCTAATAAAGAATCCATGATCACTCCCAGGGGATTTGAACCATCACTAATATAAAGTTTTTTTGTATCGGTTGCAAATAAAGGTTCTCCCGCTACTCCGTTAGGAATACTTGCTACTGCTCCTCTCTTAAATTGAATTACATTTGACATTTAATTCATCTCCTTTCTTTTTTTTATTAACTTTCCCATTCTCCCATATCTAAAGATTTTGATTTAAAAATTATATTCCAACCTCCAACATCGGATTTTAAATAAACCCAACTATTTTTATAATTTAATTCTGTATACGATGCTTCCCCTGCTATGGTTTGGCCTGCTGCTGGAACGATTGTTATCCTATGATTATTATCATCTGCTTTATAAATCAAAAAAGGCAATCCTTTTGTTATCCCGGTTGTATCTGGCAAGGTAAGAGTCCAATCTTCGGAAGCTGTTAATTTTATTACTCCGGATTCGCTTATCGTCAAAACACATGCTCCGGATTTTTCAGTTATCCTCCGGAGCTCGGCTTCTATTTTAGATATAGCATTTTCTATTACATCATAACTATCGGAAGTTACTATTTGTTCCGGTTGTCTGTCTACGGTTAATTCATCAAGTGTACCTGGGAAATTCGCTTGTTTTTTTGCCATATGTCATCTCCTCTCTTTTAGAATTCGAATTCCACTCCGGCTTTTATATAATATTTATCAAAGCTAAATTCGTAATCTTCCAATGTGAATATCCTTGCTCCTATTCCTACTACGATATTCTTATTAATATTATAACATAAATCCATGCCTGCCTTGATGTCCTCAAAATCGTACCCTGTAATATTTAAACTTAAATCTTTCCAATCCCATAATTGATAACTTAACCCCGGGGAATAGTATTTATCTTCCAGGTCATAAACCATACTAAATGCCATAGCATATTTCTTGTCCACTTCCTTCTGTATCGGTGCTCCGGCCTTTAATTCGTTTATTACTTCTTTCGCTTTGCGGTGTCTGGTTATGGTTACTCCGCTCTCGAGTGATACCAGGTTCCCCTGATCATCTTCATATATGACGATCTTATCTTCCCCGGTGTTAATAAGTATCTTGTCCGGGCTGGCCTGGAATTCATTTATCCGCTCTTCAAATTCTGCTCTGGCCACTTCTATCTTTTCAGCATTGACTTCCGGTTCTTTTTCCAATTCAATTAATTCTTCCTTTTTGGCTTCGTATGTTGGAGCTTCTTCTTTGACTACGGTTGTTTCCTTCAGGGTATTTACTACTACCTTCTTCTCTATTTCCGCTATCTCGGTTCGTAAGGTCAAGATTGTACCTTGCTGCTTCTGTAATAATTCAATGATCTCCAATTCTTTGCTTTTATCAATCCTCTGGCCTTTCCACTTCTGGTATAATAAATACCCCTCGTATCCGGCAAAGATTAATATCCCTATTAAAATAATTATTGCAATTACTTTTAAAGCTGTTTTCATTCCTTATCATCCTCTCTAATCACAATAACATCGTTTGTATAGGAATATTTCTTGCATTCTTCATAACCTAAATAATACTTATCGCCATCTGTAGTTGATATCTCTGCATATATTATAATATTTCCATCCATCCTTTTTCACTCCTTTTTAAATATGCCTATTATTTTCTTCCACAGCCAGACGATAATTTTCCAGATTCCTTTTGCTAATAAAATAATCCATCGATACCAGCTTTTTAAAAAGTCCAGAATATTGAAAATAACATAAATCGCTGCCATTACCAATAGAATCATGAATATTAATTCTAATAATTTCATCTTCCATTCCTCCTTTTATTTAAATTGTATTTTCCACGAAAATGTTCTATTTCCGTATTTTACCCAGACATTTCTCTTGAGCTTTCCTTTTATCGAACAATTCACTGTATTTACTATCCCGGTATTGTTTCCAAATTTAACACATTGACAGCTATGGTTCCAGGTTATTTTGTTCGGGTTTAAATATACTTCTTTGCCTTTGATATCAAATCCCTTTACGGTTAACGTTAGCTCCTCTGCTGTCACTATGGTTTCGCCCGCTGTTATTTTTATTCCACCATTATAGTAAACTTGCAATTTGTTCAAATCCGTATCGCTCCCGAGAGATTCACTATTTTTAAGCTCGATATCCTCTTTGTTTTTTTTGTCCTTTTGCTTTTTTGTTATGCCTATTGTTAAAAATAAGGCTACTAATATAATAATTATTACGGCTGTCATATTTTTCACCTCCTTTCGTTTTATTTACCCATCATTTTCTCTTTGTGACCCATCTACGCTTTTCCCCTTTGGCTTGCTGGTATCTTTTTACCTTATTCCCCGGAGACCCCTCTTAAAATCAATTTAAATCGATATTCTCATCCAGGATGTATCTTTTAATTTATGATAATAAACTGATACGTAAGATATTTTGCCCTGCTTCTCTTTTGCTATTGGTAATCTGTAGGTTATTGAATTCGGTTCTTTTAGGATAATGTTTCCAACATAATTCTGGTATTTCCAGGTAATATCTTTTTCTATTAATGGTATCTCTTCTATCTGTTTTTCATCTGTATATCCCTTTACTGTAAATTTTATAATTTCCCCTGGAATCGCATTGTATGGATTTTCTCTGGAATAATCCGGGAATATATGTACAAAATTTGGTTCGATGCTGGTTTCTTTTTGTTTCCCCCGGTTGATAAAATATAATGTTATAAGTGGAATAATGATTGCCATTAATAATAAATATATCCATGTGGTATCCATATCTGTCCTCCTTTCTTTTAGGCCTCCCCTCCGTTTAGGCCTTTAGGCATAAAGTCCGCAAATAACTTTATTTTAACCATGCGGAGGTTCGGCCTTTTTATTAACAGTTTCCTTTTTTCCCGCCTGTTCTTGAACCTGATCCTCTTCCTGGAGCTCTTCCGCTTCCTCCACCTCGGCCATTCCGCGGTCCTTGACTTCCTTTTGGTGGTCCAGTGCCATCTTTTTTAGGCATTCTTATCATCTCCTTTCTTTATATATTTAATTGCTTCTTCTAATGTCTTAAAATAATGGTAAACCCAATCTTTAGATTTTAACCCAGTTCTTACCCACGCTTCAGAAGGATATGGGATAACCGTATCAACATGTATAAAATTATTATAGGGATATAGGCCAATTCTGTTAAACCCTATTTTTTTAGCTGTTTTAGCAAGGGTAATTATATCCATACCACTTACATATATATCTGCTGCCTTCCCTTTTAGATGAGGGCTATCGATGAATCCATTTATTTCTTTATTATATTTTTTACATCTTACCCCTTCTAAAACATGAATAGGTTTATTAAGTTTGTTTCTTAAGCTCTGCAATAAACGTATAAGCTCCGGGTCTATCGGTCCTTTTTTCCCACAACCGCATTTGCAGGCAAATTCTTTTTCCATAAAATTTTGGCTCAAATATTTATATATATTATTCTCCATGCCCTTGCTCCTCTTCTCCCTGGACAGTTTTATTAATACTTTTTTGAAAATCTCTTTTATCGTCTTTCCCTCGGTTATTAAAATAAAAGGCTACCATCGTTCCCCAGGCTGTAAATTCCAAACCCATGACTCCCAAAGTATTGGTTTCGATTTCCCTTCCTATTATTAAAATTATTATAAAAATAATTACCTGCACAAATATCAATATCGAGAATATGTTAATAATAGACCTTCGTAAGGTTAATTTATCCCAAGTGTCCATGATCCGGTCAAGTGATTTAATTAATTTTATTATTTTCTCTTCTATCATGCTGTTTCGCTTTCGCTTTTCCCTTCTCTCCTTCTGGTTACTTCTTTCCACATATAAACAAACATACCTAAAAGTAAAGTAGCAAATAATCCTAATAAGATATTCCACCTTTCCACTAATGTATCTACTTTATCCATAAATACAGCAATATCTTTTTCGTTTTTCTGTGTTCTTATTTCAAGTTTATTAGCCTTATCTGTATTAATAACATCCCTTCTTACCAAACCATCTATTTGCCCTTCTATGCCGACTATCCTATTTTCTAAAATATTAACTTTGTCTGTTATAAAATCAGTTTTAGTTTCTATCCTATTTACTATAGCCATTATATTTGCCATTCTTTCACATAACTGAACGAGCCGTTCCCTGTCGGTTAAGGGATTATCTTGTGCATACCCTATTCCGCTAAATATCAATACTGCTAAAATTATTAAAATTAATTTCTTCATATTTTAATTCATCTCCTTTCTATGATATTGGTTCTTCGTTTGTTATTTCCCTCCATATTGCGAATCCTTCTGTCGCATCCGTACATATCCAGGCATCCACATCATAAATCCAAAGGCTTCCCTTGCTGTATCCTTCTGTTTCGTCATCGGTTACCAATGGATATGTTTCCGCTGCAAAATTGTTTTTAACTACATTTGTGGCCAATATTCCTATGCTTCCGTTGGCTGGGTATAAATTATCCCCTAATTTTACCTGGCCTACAATCGTGGCAAGGTCTTCTACGATTTGCCTTAATTCGTTTATAATATTTAGTTCATCCATGTAATCTGCTGTGGTTACCCTACCGGAAGTTCCTTGTGTAAATTTATGATTTGCCATATTATACCTCCAATTCTAAATTAAATATTGATTCTGATCCTGATATAAAATTACTATCTATTTTCCTTATCTTTGCCAATATAGTAGTGGCCATTGGGCTCTCTCCTTCTCCATCCTCTTTGAACAATATTTCGCCTTCTCCATTCGCTTTAAAGGATGTTACCCCATCATCTATTAATATGCTGTCCTGTCTTTCGAATGGTATCGGGATATCATATTCTATTTCTACCTTTAATTTTATCGTTTGGAACTTATTTAAATAATCTACAATTACCGTTTGGCATGTTGCTCTGTCCTGTATGAGATGATTTGTTATCGTCCCGCTCCTTCTCCTTCCAGCTTTATCAATAAAACTCTGGTCTGATATCTTTTCGCAACCAATCTCTCTGATGATCGTTTTGTAATTATACTCTTCATAGGTCGGTATTATATCGTCCAGGTCTTCATCTTCTAATTCTTCCATTTCAAATTCTTCTTCCTCATCATCAATAATTTCTTCTTCCCATTCTACCTCTTCTTCTGTTTCCGGGTCGATATCAGTATGCTTTAATACCATATATGGCTCTTCATAATATTTCTTCCCGGGAACTAAATCCTTAATAAAAAAGGTTACCTTTTCTTCGTTTCCCCATTCTCCATCCATGAAAACATCTATCTCATTACATCCTGTAGTTCTTCCTAATCTTATTCCTACCCTGGTCGCTACCGATCCTTCTGGAATATCTCTTATAGTAACTGTCTTTTCTACTGATGTTGGAGAGATAACCGGTTCATCTTCCTCAAAGAGAAAATTCTGACTTGTGTTTACGGTTACGATATCATCATCTGCTCCGTATCCTATCCCTAAATCGTTTTTAGCTATTGCCTGAATTTTTAAGGTATCATTCGGTTTCAGATAAATCCCCAATTCTTCTCCTAACAATCCGCCTCCTAAAACATACGAATAAATTCCTAATTCAAAATCTCCTGGTGTTTGTGATTTTGGGAAAAATGCATCCCTGTAAAATATCCCGGCCCAATAATATCCGGTTATATAAATCCCTTCTGTATCATAAAGTGTATGTTCTTCAAGTTCTTCCGCTACCTTAAAACCGCTTAATATATTACAATAAAATTGAGCTCCCATTAAATCTCCGCTGTATTCTTTTATAATTCTAAATCCTAACCTCTCTACGATATTCGCTCCCTTGTCGGTTAACTCTCCATTCCCTTTGGCTTGCTGTGCTCCTACTTCGGTGCATTCACTCGTTGTAACTGTCGGTACGTTTTTCATCCATGAATCTGCTGTATATTTATCCTCTCCAATTTTAAAATATGCTCTAAACCACCAGATTGTAGTATGCTCATATTCTTCATCTCTTGAAAGACGATATAACCTATCTCCAAAAGCTACTTCATTCCCTTCGTATTCGTAGGCCCAATATTCACCTATATCCCAATATTCCTGATAAGCAGGTTTTGTCTTTATGACTTCTATTCCGGTGTCCTCTGGTGATGGCTCTTCATCTTGAATTATATATTCGAATCCTTTTTCAGTTATATTGCCTCCTTCTGTTATTTCTCCATATAATTTTATTGCTCCCTGTGTTGAGTCTGGCTCTGCTTTGATATTCTCTATTCCCATCATTGTATAAGTAACTATCAATTCAGGTCGGTATCCTTCTTCTGCTTCTTGAGTGAATATACTTATATAATCGGATGAAGGATTTGCAGTGGGTGCAGTAGAACTTATATCTTTGCTGCTTCTAAGGCTTAAACTTGTTATTTCTCCTTTAAGTATCATGTTTAAACCGTCTTCATTTAACTCTATTTCATTCCAATAATCTGACACCCAAGATGATGTATTAAGTGAACCACCGTCTCCTTCATAATTTTCTTCTCCCCAGTCATCAATAGAAAATCCAGTCCAATCAGGAAACTTTTGAATAACTAAGTCAAAGTTGACAGTTGGAGGATTACTAATATATCCACTATCATGCAATCTAAGAGTTGCACTTACAATTACAGCATTCGTAGGAATTTCGGATGTATCAAAAAATAAAAAACCTCTCCATATAAAATAAGAATGGTATGGTGGGTTTGGAGGAAAGGGGGTTCCATATACATGGCTCTGACCCACCGTCATATTATCATCTTCTGCTTCTCTCTCAATATCATTTCCAGCACGTGCCACTGAATATGTGCCATTGCTACTTTTTAATTCTCCATCCCAATTATTATATCCGTAAAAAGTTACTTCTATCGGTTCGGCCATTTATGATATCTCCTCTTCTGTCCTAAAATAATACCATGCAGAATATCTTTTATTCCCTTTGTTATCTTCCGCATAGGCCTGGAATTTATAATCAGTTCCTGGTGTAAGTCCGGTTATAATATGTTCATAATATCCGATACCCAGATCCCCGCCTGATTCATACCATGCGATATCTGCTTCTCCTTCTATCTTCCAAATAAATCCTCTCTTAATTATTAGGTTCCCGCCATCATCAGTTGTCGCTCCTTTTAGTTTCCCGCTGGTGCTGTCCAGCCCGCTGACAGAAGAATAGGCCATAACTGATAACCAATTTCTTTTCATTTCCCGGGTCTCTCCTTTTATTATGATCTGGTTATATAATTCATCCAGCCTCTCTTCTGTCTTTTTGATAATATACTCATGATCATTAATCCTCTTAACAGTTTCGCTTAATTCTGGTATTGGCTTAAAGCATGCTTCATGGTTTCCGTTAATATAAAATCGATATATAACCACCTCTGTCAGCATATTTATTGCTCTGATATAAGCCGTTCCGCTATCAAACCATACCCTGTCTATCTGTTTCCCGGTTGGAGTACATAATAATGGATTATTCAACCACAAAAATTTCTCTGATAAAGTTAATATCCCGGATTCTACTAAAAGGTCGGCCACCACATTTTCTACCGCTTGAGGAGTGAAATAATATAACAATAAACAGCCTACTCCGCTCTCTCTCGGTACGCTTGGTTTCAAGAATACAAATTCGTTAATATCCCAATCATAAGTCCACTCACTGTTGAGCCAGATCTCCTCAAATCCTGTACCATCTCCTGTCCTGTCCAGGAATGCTCGATATATTCCTTTGCAGTCTTCTTCCATTGTATAATGTTCCTGGTCTGCTACTATGTCATATTTCTTATTCTTTCCCCACCATAAATTCTTTAGGTAGATTTCTGAAAGGTATGCAATATAATCCCTTCCGGTTATATTACAGGTTTCCCCTGCTTCATCATATTGTGTTGTCGGCTTATCTACTATCCCATACAACCAGCTCCAATAATAATCTTCTGGTTCTATTTCGGTTTCTACTTCTTCTTTTACTTCCCATTCTATATATAATTTTGGCTGCTTATCAGCCTGCTCCGATGTGTATATAGATAGCATATCTATCCCAGTTGGAGCTACTCCATCAATATCTTTACTACTTCTTAATCCCAATTTTGTTTCTCCACCTTTATTAATTGCACTAACATCTAATTCAATATCGTTATAAACGCCTTCCGAAATATCGTCTGTACTGATACTTCCTAAATTACCGCTATATTTCGTCTTGTCATAATCTCCAGCGAATATCGGTTTTTCAAAACTGATAGTTTGAACAATAATATTAAAAGCTGTTTCAATATATGTATAGGGTGCTCCTGTGTCATGTATCTTTAATGTCGCTTTGGTTATTATAGCTCCTTCTGGGATATCCGAAGTATCGAAAAATAAGGCACTCCTATAAATGGCATAATCAGGCTCTCCGGGGTCTGGTATATAAAACTGTCCTATTGTGATAAAAGTGTCCAAATCCACTACTGCCAGCCCATTTGGGTTATCCCTTGCTGTGTCATAGACATCATTACCCTGGAATATACAACCATCTACGCTATCTCCATTAAAGTTTTCATCGAATTCTTCTATTTCTTCTTCTGTTGTGGTTACACCTGTTCTGATTCCCAGATATAATCTTATCTTCCTTCCCTCTTTAATATGACCATAACAGCTTGCTCCGGTGTCATGAAATGAATATCTGTCTTTGGTATTTAGGAGATTTATATTAAAAGATAAGGCACAAGTATTCTGGAATAGGTTGGTTATATTTGATTGTATAGAGAAATCCTTGACATCTTGTAATTCTACCCAGCTCCCCAGACCATCTTTGTCTACCTCAACCTTGCCCAATATTATATTCGCTTTATTTTCAAAATCACTAACAATTAAACCTTGCAGATCCTGCATGTTATACCTCTATTAAATTAAATTTTATATCATACGCCTGGGCTGTGCCTAATATTGGATTCTTTGGAATGGTTTCCGGTACGATCCTGACCGTATAATTATCCGTTCCTATGATTAAATTCAAATCATTTTCTTTGCTGTTCTCCACTTCGGCCATTAAATCAACCCAGATATCATTGGTTACAAAAGTTAATGAAACGGTAAAAATATATTTATCCTCTTTGGCATATTGTATTCTTTTCGCTCCGCTTGGTGTGGTATGTACCGTTCCATGCATCTGGTATCCGTAATCTACTTTTGCATATTCGAACGTGGTTTCGCTATCTGTTATTCCTAATTTTATATCCATATTTATCCCCTCTGCAGAACGATATTATTTGCTCGGCATTGACTGTAAAATTCATCAAATAACCATTTCCCGGCTTTCTTTATAGCATTCTCATCCAGTTTATTTGTGGTTATATTAAATGCTCCCTCATTTATATTTAGGTTAATCTGATTATTCCCTGGTGCTTCCCCTGGTTTCGATACCACTTCTCTATCTTTTAATAAGGCCAGGCCTTCTCCTCCGGGGATAACTGTCCTTACCATACCTCCGGAATGCATCGCTACTAATTTGATTCCTTCCTTTTTCTCCGCTGCACTCAATTGGTTCTGGCTTCTTAATGCAATAGTATTCCCTTCGGAATCTACAACCTTATATATTGTCGCTGCTGCTTTTGTGGCTGCTTTCGCTTTTACAGATGCCAATGCTCCCAATGTATTTATCTGTGCATTATAAGCTGCGGTCACGCTTGCTATTTCTGCTTTTTCTTCTGATGCACTTTTCCCTGCTTGTTTTGCTGATTCTATTAAAGCATCTCTCTTTTCTTTTAATTTTTTCACAATCTCATCTATTTCGAGATTGTACCATTCAGCTATTTCTTCCATAGCTTTTTTTTCTTCTTCTGCTGATAGCCCTGCTGCCTTAACATTCTCTTCAAGCTCTTTTCTTTTCTCTTTTAAAGCATCAACTATATTTATGGTTTTTAAGGCATATTCCCCTTCTGATAATGTTAGTTCATCTATTCTGTCTTTTACTGGCCCCATTGCATTGGAATAATCTTCAAATGCTTTCGCTGATTTCTCGGCCATTACCTTACTTTCTTCCCCTAATCTAATAACCCATTCCTCAAAAGTCTCAATAACTTGACCCCATTCATTCAACTTTCCTTTGGCTTCCTCTGCTCCTGTCGCTACTCCATCCAGGGATGTTGTCAGCCCATCTGTTTCTGTTGCCAGGTTTTTTGTCGTTGTGGTAGCTCCTTCTTCTGTTGTGGCCAGGTCATCTATTGCCCCCCCGGTTTTATCTGTTGAGTCTTTTAAATCATCAGTAGAATCAATTATCTCCTCTGTCTTCTCTTTGTATAAATGCAGCTTTTCCGCTACCCATTTTACCTTATCTCCTAACCAGGCAAACTTATCTACTATCCAATCAATTTTTCTGCTTATCCATTCGGTTATTTGTGACCAATTTTTCCAGAGCAATACAATCGCTGCGATAACTGCTGTTATACCTATAACCCACCAGGTCAGAGGATTTGCTAATATAGAGGCTGTAAAAGCCCAGACCTTTGTTGTTGCTGCTATAATTTGTGGTAAGAAATTTGATTTCATTATAGTTCCAATGATGGTCATGGCTGATCCCATCCCGGTTAGTAATGGTGCATAATTCGCTGCTCCGGCTATAAAGTCTCCCATTTTATATTTTAATTCATCGATAGCATGCTGTATTTTTTGCATCGGTGTATAAAGCTCATTATTTCTTTTGGCATTCTCTGCTATAATATCCGAGCTTTCCGCCACCTTCTGGCTGTAGGTATCCCACATTTCACTTGTTATCCCCAGGGTCTCTTTAAGTTTATTTATATCTCCATCTGCTGATGTTACTGCTGTCCTGAATTCCTGCATGGCTACTCTGGAAGTCATTCCAAATTCTTTTTGCATGATCCCTAATACTACCGCTGCTTCATTTACTCCCATCTTTAATTCTCTCATCTCCGGTGCTAATCTACCTACTGAATTAATAAAATCTCCAACATCCATTGTAGTATTTCTCTGTATGAATCCAAAGGCTGCCAGGGCTTTCCCTTCTTCTCCTGCTGCTATTCCTAATGCTTTTAAGGATACCCCGGCCTCTGCTAATACTGGAGCACTTTCTCCGGTTGCATCTCCAACCATATCCCAGAATTGGGCATATTTTTTAAGGCTATCTGCACTTTCTATCCCTAACCTCGTTCCTGTTTCCATAATAGCCAATACTTCTTTCAATGGGAATGTGACGTTTGAAGTGTCTATAACTAATTGCCTCATAGCTTTGCTATCTATATCCAAATAATCGGCAAGTCTCCTGGTAGTTTCTGTAAGTGGTGCACTTGACCTGGCCAGCATCTCTATCCCTGCTCCCAAAGCTACTGCTGCTACTCCGGCTACCTGCATGGTTTTTCCTGCACCTGCCCATTTCTCTTGTATGGTTTTCCCTGTGCTTTGAACCTTTGAATCTATTTTATCCATTACCGGGGATAGCTGGTCTACCCCTTTTACAACAACTTCCATTACGTTTGCCATTTATTTCTTCACCTTCTCTCTGGCTTGTTTCCGAGCCTCGGCATATTTATCGTTTCCGTAGTTTTCGCTGCTCCCCTGCTGTCGTCTATGGTATTCTTCATATCCCAATTCTATAAAGATTTTCTGGGTATTAGTCATATCCTGGTATCTATCTATAAAACGTATCCCTGCAATATGGTATGCTATAATGTTCTGTCCTTCTCCACTGTTAACGAAAAAACTGCAATGCCTTCAGCTCCTCCTCTTGTATCCCGCTTATTTTATATATTTCATCTGCTATTTTCTTAATGATCCCTGGAGGAGATAATTGCCTTAATTCCTCTTCTGTTAGTCCTTCTTCTACTATCCCATATTTACAGGCCAGAATATTCTTTTCAAAGTCTCCTTTTTGAAGTGTTTCTATATCAAAATTAAACTTAATAGATTGCTTTGTTTTATCTTTGTCTACTTCGCCTGCTTTATCAAATATAGGAGTGAATTCTGTTTTGGCTGATTTCACTGCCATCGCGCTTATTTCTGTCCACTCCCCTTCGGTTAAAGGCCTAATCTGGATTTCCCCTCCAAGCTCCTTTATATTAATTTTCTTAATAAAATCTTTTCCCTTAAGTATCCGGTCTTTTATTGAGATTATATTTTCCATGATCCTTCTCCTTTTATTCTTTAAGACATAATATCATCATCCATGTCGTCATTGTTATTTAATAATGTAGCCAATACTTCAGCTTCTATTTCGGTTACTGCATCGGCCAAGGTTATAGTATCTATTAATGCTATTCCACTGAAGGCTTGAACGATTTCTCCTCTTCCGGAAGGTGGAGTTTTTAAGTCGGTATAAGCTAATTTCGGGAAGTTAAATTCCAGGCTGCCATCCGTTCCCGCATCGATGGTTAGGATCATGGCTTCGGTTGTTACTCCATTTACACTAACGCCTCCGGCTGCTCCCCAGAATTTTGTATATTCAGTCCAATCTTCAAAAAATAAATTTCCCTTTATATCAACATTTCTTGCTCCTACCGGGATTCTGCATGGATGTCTTTGTCCGAATCCTTTCCCTAGTCCAGCATCTGCTCCGTTGGTTATGCTTATAGTTAGATTCTTTATCTTGCAGTTATAATCTATAGCATCACCTAAAGCAAGGGAAGCATCTATAAAGGATAAATTGTTCTCATTAAATAAAGTTAAACCCGAAATCTCTTTTAAGGTTACTCTGGTGTCCTTTGCTCCGATGTTATCCAGGGTAGCAAATATAAAGGAATCTTCTATGGCTATCTCCAGGCCATTCATCACACATCCTCTGAATACATGCTCAAATATATCCTTTCCCAGCCTTACGGTATACGAAGGTAGTACGGTATTTTCTTTAGGATAGATTTCGTGGGTATTGGTTCCCGCTCCTCCATCGGTATAAACATAATTTCCTAATGCCCACTTTAAAAAGTATCCTATTGAACGAATGTCAATAGCGTATACCACGTTCCCTGCCGGCACATAATACCCCGGTCTTATTATTTTCCTACCTCTGCTTAATCCTCCTTCAAAATGTAAGTTAGGATCGGATGGTGCATCCAGGGTGGCTGATGCTATATCAATATGGAATACTGCTTCCGGTGCAACCGCTGGATTAAAATTCTCTTCTTCACAAAAACCGCAATAACGGCGCGGTTCTGTCATTATAATCATCTCCTTTCATTTAATATTAATATTTTATTACCCTTTTTTGCGTTACAAATCCTACATGCTGGAATAACATTCTCTTTCGTATTATCCCCTCCTTTGCTTATTGGTATTGTATGGTCTCTTGTAGGTAAATTGTCCTCATCAAAATCAATCCCGCAATAAGCACACTTATAATTATACTCTTTTAAAATATTTAACCACTCTTGATAGGTTAAAGTATTTATTATATTATTTTCCATTGCACGCCTTCTTGAATGCATTCTTTGATTTTTTGCTTTACCATTTTCTGTTTTAGCCCATTCTCTCCTATATAATATTTCTTTTTCTTTATTGTCTTTATGATATTTTTTACTATATTCCTTAATTTGTTCTACATTTTTATCCCGCCATCTTTTATTACGTCTTTGGCTTCCTATTTTCCCTTTTTCTGTTTTTTGATATTTCTTGTTATATTCATTTTCATTTTCCCTATTTTCTTCATGATATTTTTTCTTACCAGCTAATATTTTCTCTCTATTATTCTTTTGATATTCTTTAACTTTTTCTATTTCTTCTATTCTATTGTTTTCATAATATTCTTTTCTATATCTTGATATTTTATCTTTATTATTTTTTCTCCATTGTTTCATATATTCTTTGATGTGCTCTTTATTGTCTAACCGCCATTTTCTCATATATAGTTTATGATATAATCTTTCCATACTATCACTCGCGAACCGTAAAAGTAACGGTCAAAGTATAAACCGCACTATAATAATTTCCGTTTTGGAAGTATGGATTATTTCCATCAAATCTTTTGCTCTTTATATCTTGAAAAAATGTACCATGCCCGAATCCCAGGGTCCTATCAGCCAGCAATATATTTTTTGCCCTGGCTGTCAAATTATTTGCTTCTTTGTATCCGGCTTTCCCTTCTATTGCATTATAGACTACTCCAATGATAACGATATCCATATCCCAACTTTCCCATATGGTAGTTTTGGTAGTCGGGTTTATTATGGTTTCCCCTTCCATTACCCATATAGCTGGTGCTTCGGGTTTCTGGCTGGTTTTCATTCCAATGACTAATGCTTTAACATCATCCAATTTCCCTCCATCCTGTATGGCTCCGGATAATTTCTCTTCTATTTTATCCATGATATCGTCTATCGCATCTTCCAATGTTTTTAATTCCATTTTACCCTCCTGTTTCTCTTAAGGCTGTCCTTATAAATTCATCTATCCTATTTTCCCCTCTTTTCATTGCTCTTTCATGAAATGGGTTTGGCTTCTGGCCTTTTACGCTCTTGACAAATATCTCCATTCCTTTCCACATGAAATGAAGGCATCGCTTAGTAGTCGGTGTTATCTTTATCCCTCTCGGCCCATATATCCCGGTTCCGTAGGCTACGTGTGGAGCATATTCTACCCCGCTGACAAGTTTATACCAAAAATTGCTTAATTTTTCCATTTGCCAGCTTCCTCTTAACCTTCCATGGTCTATCGGTGGCTCTTCTCTTAAACCTGCCCACACTTCTGTTACCAGGTAAAAGAAGGCCTGCTTACTGGCTGCCTTTGGTATCTCCATTATCTTTTTTACTTGCTCCGGGTCGATATATATTTTAAGGCTCATTAATCTATCTCACTTATTGGGATATCTCTCTGGTCGTCTACCATGCCAACCACTCTATTAAATGAAAACTCCGGCTTTTTGTAATATAAACTTAATTCTTTTTTTAACGAATCGGTTAAAATTTTATCTTCTACCATTTTTGTATTCCAGTCGTCTATCCTTATCACCGGGGATTCCCTATTCATGTATGCTAATTTTACCATATTTGTACAGGCTCTCATAGCTATATTATGTATTCCTTCCGGGATCACTAATTTCTCTATATCCGCTACCCAGAAATACCCTCCTACTTCATCTACTAATTTCAGGCCTATACTTTTAATGCTCGCGTAGGCTGCTTTGCTCCCCAGGTAAAATTTACATAGTTTCCATTCGTTATCATACATCTCCGGGAAGTCTATTGTCTTCACGATCGTACCACAATTGATTGCACTCGATAATAAAAGCTGGATTGCTCCTTTTTCGCAGTCTACATAAGGCTTTACTTTTATCATTATTATTTTTGCATCGCTCAAGTCCTGGTAATCTGTTTCAATTGCCTTGCTGGCTATTACTGTATTCGCTCCTACGGTTGACGATATCTCTATCCGGTTAACCGCTATCCGTTCTTCCCCTTTTGGTAATTCATAGGGATCGGTTTCCAATGCTATGGTCACTCCGGCTACTGTCTGCTCATTCCATTCCTCTACTCCCTGGTCCACTATTCTCTTTTCTCCAAAGGTCAAATCGTTTAGAAGATTCCTTCCCCTATCCCTATTAATTAGGCTTGCTACTTGTTTCAGCCAGTCTTCTATCATGGTATCCATTTCGGTTTCCCCAGACAATCCTAATTTAGCATAAGTGATTCCGCTATATCTTTTAACATCTGCTACGGTAGAATAATATTGGTTTGCCATCGTATCATCTCCTTATTTTTTCCCTTTTAATTTATATTTCTCTTCCGGATGTGCCATAGTAATATGTGTTATAAGACCATGCCTTTTATCAAATTCCCTATCACATATCGGGCATATATAACGGCATTCGGTTATCTCCAGATCCTTGCAGGCTTTTATTTCTTTAAATGTTCTATCTCTTATATTGTATTCTCTTCCTTCTTCCGGTGGGAACACACATTTATTCCGGTTGATTCTTTCCCCTTTATGATTAAAAACCTTTATTCTATATTTTAAATTTAACATCTTATCCTCCTGATCCTATTCTATCATCTCAATAACCAAGCTGACATGAGATTTTATTTCTCTCCAGGTTCGCATATTAACAGACAGCTCTCCTGACGTTTCCCCGGCTGGGAATATGTACCCGCCTCTGTATATTTGCTGTGCTGCCTTGTTTCGTACTTTTATTTTATTGGGATATTTTGCATTGTCCTTTTTTATTTTTATTTCTTCAGTAATCTTGAATGGATTTTCTCCAACTTGATATATTTTTCTCTTTGGATTTTCTGCTTCTTTTAGGGCTACACCAATTATGTATTCGAGCTTATCTCTTTCCTTCTCCAGAACATTATCATATCTCATTTTTTTAGTTATTTTTATTTTCTTTAATCTTTCTGGGATTGCCTTCAAAGTTTCTTGCTCTAAATCATCAATAACTATTCCCCATTTATCTCGATATATTTCTATTCCATTTCCACCTTGGTATCCTATGGTCGGTATCCCTGCTGCCAGATAATCATATATTTTATTTGCTCTGCATAATTGAGAATAATCAAAAGCTTTTTCTGGAGTTCCTATTTTATTATATGAATGAAGTCCAGCAGTATATTGACTCATTTCCTGATAAATAACCCCTCCATTAATCCATTCGTGAACTACGCATCCAATATCCCTATATGCCCTAAAATTTTTGGGGTTAGATGTCTTGCAAGGGTAAATATGGACTTTCCATCCAGCTCCAATAAATTTCTTAAAAATATCATAATAAGCTCGGTAATAATAAACATTCCCCATTCTACCTTTGCTCGTTGGGGGAACTAATCCACCAGCATAAACTAAACTTAATCCTTCTGATTTCTCTCTGGGAATAAAACCAATATCTTTTTTTAAAGGTTTATTGGGAATAACAATATATTTTGGTATATGCCATTTATATTTCTTTTTTAAACCTTCATAATAATCAGCATGGTCTTGAGAAGTAAATATTACCGCTACAGCATTTTCTATCAATTCTTTATCATGTTTATAAAACTTTTCATTAAGCCCAAAACGAAGGCTCACTACATCATGCTCTAATAATAAATAAGGTATCCCTCTCTTCAGAAATTCTTTATACGAAGAGTAAAAATCTCCTTTACATATTCCTAAATCAATATCCCCTTCGATTTTACCTCTGGTAATATTAATATTGAATTCTTTTTCTAAATAAGTAGGAAATTTGTAACTACTCCCATCAACCCAAATATTCAGAAGGAATACCATTCTTTTATCTTTAAATGGATTCTTTTTCATAAGCTAACTCCTTTTCTGCTTTATCCCATAATTCTCCTAAATAGTTATCCCAAAATTCATTGTATATAACATCAATGCCAGGATGCGGAGTTATTTCTCCTAAATATACGCCATCTGGGGTATCGTATAAATCAATTCTTACAAAGGGAAAGTTAATAGCTTTTGATATTTTTCTGGCAATTTCCAGAAGTTCTGTCCCATGTATTGGATTAGGTAATTTATTGTTTATTAAGTAAATAATTATTTTATCGCAAATAAGGTCTATGGTTTCAAAATGGTTAGTCCAATATTTTGTATGTTTTACTTTGTTCTCTCTTTCGTATTGCCTTATTACTCCAATCTCGCCATTGAATGTAAATATTTTCCAATCGTAGGGTAAAGGATTACTCAATAATTTCTCTATCCATAAACTCTCGCTATGCTTTTGATTTCCTTTAAAAAATAATATTATTTCTTCTTTAGTTATATAAGCATTTCGAAGAATATCCTTATATCCTTTCCCATCAAAAATTAAAGGTAATACTCCATTACAAGAGCAACCTTGTTGTGGTTTAATTACAAATTCATTCGGTAATGTTTCCCAAATTACATCTTCTATTTTATTAAAAATACCAATAATTTCAGGATGCTTTACCCCAAGCTTATCAGCTAATTTATATCCCTTTAATTTATATCCAATTAGGTCTACTGGATGCCCACTCTCTCTATATTTTTCTATAGATTCTTTTATTCTTTCGTTATATCCAATCATCTTATCTTTCTCTTTTGCAAAGAAAATAAATTTGTCCTTTTGCTTTTTCACCCTTGAACTTTGGGAAGGGATATTCCTTTATTTCTAATTGTTCAAGTTCTGCTATTTCCAGTAATTTCTTTAAGCTATCTTGACTAAAATAATTACAATGAGTTAAGGGCTCTCTCACATATTTCCATTCATGAGAGTGCCCGTTGGGAACTGCTATTAACATTACTCCTGTTTTTCTTTTTAGATATTTTTTTAGAACTGTAATAAATTCTAATGGTTTATTCATGTGTTCTAAAACGTCTATTAAGAAAATAATATCATATTCCCTCCCTTCGCAAGATTCAAGATTTTTACCTATATACTTTATTTTTTTATATAAGCAATAATCGGTTACCTCTACTATCTCACAATTATATTTATTCCTTAAATTGATACACATCCTCCCATCTGCACCACCAAAATCAAGTAATGTTTTAGCCTGGGTATCTACATATTTTCCAAGGTTTTCTCTTATTCTTTTTTCTTTCATTTCGTCAACCCAAGAAAGAGGGCTATCTGTCACATCAGTATGAGGTAAGTCTACTCCCATGCCCTCAGCAATCCAGTAATATTTAATTAATACTTCTTCGTTGGTAAATCTGGGATTAGAATAAATAAAACTACAATCATTACATCTGCATATGCTATATTTCAAGATTTTCTTCCTATCGCATTTTGCTATTTTGTCAAAAGCAATTCTTAATCTTTTATCTATGTAAGGATTCCTTATTTTTTCAGGATATCGATATTCAATTTCTCTTATGATTGTTATATTCCTTGATTTGCATATTGGGCAATATTTTATATCAATCATTTTTCTACTACCTCTCTTATCTTTAGGAATAATTTATTTAATATCTCTGCTGTTTTTAATAATGCCATTTCGCTGTTTCCTTCCCGGCCTGTATATATTAAAAATTCAGTATCTTTTGGTAGGCATTTACCGTCTGCTCCTCTGTATCCTTTGTCGTTTGCTTTTAGATGTCTTTGGTTTATGTTCTGATCTGCTTTAAATATTCTATATATATTCTCATAATCAGCACCTATATTTTTTGATAAATCGTATAACTCTTCTGCAAATACTACCTTTGTTAAGGCCAGGCTATTTAAGGCTACTTTTGCCAGCTCGGCTTCTATCGGCTTTACCTGGATATCGGTGGTAAATATTCGGTGGCTAAATAAACTTTTTAATAATTGATAGGTTTTTTCACTTTCCGTTCCTATCACTATTTTGTCCGGAGATATTTTATCACTTTCTGTATCCCATTCTCTTAAAAATTCCGGCATGAATGTAAATTCTCTTTTATGTCTTTTTATCATCTGGTCTGTCGTTCCGGGGATCACTGTGGTTCTTATAACAAATAAACATTTTTTATTTTTTGCTACTAATTCATCGATTAAAATTGTTAGGTTATTCATGTTTTTGTTTTTTTCGTTAATGCAAATAAAGATTATATCGCTTTGGCTTATGTCCTCTTCGTAGCCTTTGTCCGGGTCAGATATCCTAATAAAATGCTCTTCCTTTAATAATTTCCTTGTGGCCTGTCCTACTACTCCATATCCCACGATCCCTATATTTAGCATAGTGCTCCTCTCTTAAAGTTAGAGGCACTATATATTACTACATAATGCCTCCGCTTTTATACTATTTTATTTATTTATTATTTATTTTTAGGATACCGGGTTGCTCTTGTCTATGTATGCTACAATTACAGCATTCTCGTCTTCGTATCCCGCATCTACTTCCAGGGTCAAGATAAAGTCGGTTTGTCTTTTTTTTGCTTCTCTTTCTCTTTCGATGGTTACCTTGTGGAATACTCCCCAGACATGATTGTTCGGGTATCCGAGCATGGCCACGTCTCCACAGCCTCCTACTAATTCTGCTTTGGCTCGCTCTATCATCGGTACTCTCTCGATTGGAATCCCTTTGTAGGCCAGTTTCTGGTTTGTGGTATATACGCTATCTCCAAGAGAAGTTCCTCTGGCTTTTAATAAATCCCGATAGGCATTCTCTACCTCCCAATTTACCCAATATCTCCATGCTCCTACATCGGTTAGGTATTCTTTAGGCATTCCACCTAACATCGCATTGAACATATTTTCCGGGTAGGTGGCTGCAGCAGGGTCGAAATCCTCTGTACTTCCTCCGTAGACTGCGTTCGCTGCTTGTTTTATCCATCCGTTGGATTTGCTTAAGACGTGATCCTGTGCGTAGCTAAAATCGGTATCTGCAAATAATGCAAATTCCTCCATATCTCTTCCTACTGCTTCTCCTAATAAATCTATTAAGGTTTCCTCGAAGTTTTCCTTTTCGATATTTCTCCTTAAGGCTTTATCCTGGATACTAACAATAGCCTGGAATTCATGAACGGTTAATTTATTTATTGCTGTGGTTGGTTTCGCGTAGTCGCTCTCTGCTAATGTTCTATGATCCCCTGATGCATCGTCTCCAGAATCCAATACCCTCCCGGTGAAGGATATTCTGTCTATGTGGGCTATTTGTGCATCCATTGGCATATATCTGGCTTCCGGGAGTATAACGGTTTTCTCCTGCATTTTTCTGATAAATCTGGTTAGCTTGGTTGGTTGCAGTACCGCTTCCCCTAAAGCATCGATATCCACTATCCCGCCTTTTAAGGCTCTATCAATTAATTTCAGCATTTCTCCTTGGCTCAATGACATTTGTATCATCTCCTTTCGTTTTTTTTGATTTGTTTTTTTTATTCTTTCTTTTTAATTGCTCTTCCCATGCTGTCTCTGTCAAGTCCTTTCAGGTGATCCTTGACGGTATATTTTTTGGGAGGCTCTTCATCTTCTTGCCCTTTTTCCGCTTTGGATAGGCCTTTTCTGGCCTTCTGGAGTTTATCCAAAGTTTCTTTTAAGGTTAAATTTTCCGCTTTTAATGCATCCTTTTCCTCATCCTCTTCTTCTTCTGTTTCCTCTTCTTCTTTTTCCTCGGGTGTTTCCTCTTCTTTTTCCTCTTCTTCTTTTTTTGCTTTCCCGGCTTCTTTTTCTTCTTCCTTCTCTTCTTTAGGAAGCAATGCTTTCAGGCCTTCGTTTATTGGTTTTAATTTCTCATCCAGCCTCTCGTCCACTAATTTAATAACGTCTTTTTCTTCCATCTCCAATTCATCTCCTTTCATTTTTTTATCTTTCAAATAATCAGGCTTTCTCTCTTTGTCTGCTTTTTCGATTAATGCCTGTAATGCTGCTAATGCACTTTTTAATTTAGCGAATGTATCATCTGATATGCTCCTCCCGGCTTTACTTGCTTCCTTGGTTACCTTTGTGATGTTGTCTATCATCTGCTCCAGGTCATCTTTCTTAAAATGTTTCATAATTTTATCCCATATGCTCTCCTCTTGTTTCTCTTCCTGGTCTGCTTTTTTCTTTATGGCAAAGAATTTCGCTTTCGGTACGCATGGTTCATCTACCAAACTAACAAAAGGCACGAGCCAATCCTTCCCTAAATCCCGAATCAATACTCTTTTCATGGCTGCGTTAAGTGCCTTGTCTACTCTTTCCCCTTTGGATACGTCATTCATGATGGTTTTCAATACATTGCTCTGTATTCCCATTACGCTAAACCCGGTTAGTTCTCCACTCTCTACCTTTTTCCAGGCTGTGTCGTTTACCACTTTCGCTGCTAATACCCACGTTCCCTTTGGCAGGAGCATTTTTTCTCCAAAGGCTTCCACTTCCCAGGCCATCGGTAATATAAAAGTCTCTACTGGTTTCGCTACGTTATTCAGGCCATGCATATAATCTATATTCCCGTATTCCTCCATCCACTTGTGGGCTACCTTTTCTATCTCCTCCGCTGTTAGGATCTTCTCTCCTATATCTTCATCGAGGTCCGGTTCTCCTGGTACTAATACTGCAGCATAGACTATCCGTTGTTTTTCTACCTTTTTGAATATTGGTCCAGTTAGTTCCGTTCCCTGTTTCTTCTCTTCCCCTGGCCATTTCTTATTGACATTATAATATAAGTATACTTTTAAGGCTTCGTTCATACCCTTTTCGGTGATATTTGCTTTAGCTTCATCAAGCAGGCTTTTTAATATGTAGGCTACTTCCACTTCTTTCGGATCTCCGGATTTAATTTTACCATCGATTATGGCATACTCAATTTCGTAGTTTTTACCGGTATTGTATTCTGTTAATATTACTGCATCTGGGAATGTATAAATTATATAGGATTCTTTAAAGTCTTTTTCGAAGTGTATTCTTAATTGCTCCCTTTTTTCTTCATATGATCCCTCTGCTCCTCTGGCCTTTTTCGCTGGCATATTCTCAACTCCTTTCATTCTTTATTTTAACTATTCCCCAACAAAAAAGCAGAGCATCTTTCCGAGTAATTCTGGCTCTCGAAGGTGCTCTGCTGTCATCAGGAGTTATTAAGGAATGTTAATTGAATATTTTACTTTAATACTATTTTACCAATTTTATTATTATCTGTCAAGGGTCGTTCAGGCATTTCCCATAAAGTCTTGTGTTTCTTCCTTCCGCAAACTATCTCTATGTATTGCTCATCAATGACTTTAAACAATAAATCCCCGCATTCTTTGCATCTTATTTCTCTTACTTTTCTCATGATCCCTCCTCTATGTTATTCTAATTAAATCACTTTCATAAAAATAATCCATTGCCGGAGCTATAAATCCTTCTGGCATAAGATAAGGGATTAGCGTACAACGACAGTTATGTGTTATAATGTTATTAGAAACATAAAAATTGTCTTTTGTTTGGAGGTTGTACACATGTCCATTAAAATTACTTCTTCTGGTATTAATAATATTATCCATCTTTATAGGAACGGATATTCTATTAAGGCCATCGCTAAAAATTATGGTGTTACTCATAAGGTTATTAGAAAGAGACTTGTTGATAACAATATCTTTATTAATTCCAAATTTCTTAATATTGATTTGCCTTCTGATAAGATTACAAATCTTTACCAAGAAGGTGAATCTGTTAAGTCCCTTGCTTCCAAGTTTAATGTTTCCAGAAATGTTATTTACCGCTACCTTACTGAATCTAATATTTCGGGTAGGAGCAGGTCTCAAGCTATGTATATTAGAATGGCCAAGACCTCCAAAGCTGAACGGCAAAGACTTACTGCAAAAGCTCACGATGCTGTCAGAGGTCGCAAGATTGGCATGGATGAGAAAATTAAAATGGCTATTAAAAGAAAAAAGACCGGACAATATATTGGAGCTGGAGAAAATAAACTTTTTAAAAAATTGACTAATAGAAATATTAAGGTTATCTCTCAACATAATATCTTTGGTTATAATATCGACCTCTTTACTCCCCCTTCCATCTGTATGGAAATCGTCTTTAGTGTTAATAACCCTTTTTACAGGACTCAATTTAGAACTCGATGCATATATCTCCTCAATGCTGGTTTTAACATAATTATTATTTGGGGTTCTAATAGGAAATTCAACGTTTCCAAATGTGCTAATTACCTTATCCCCATTATTAATATTGCCAAGAGGAATCCAACCTTTAGAAGTCAATATTGGGTGATTAGGAGTTCCGGACAATTCGTTGCCAGAGGAGGTTTTGATGGTAATAATTTTACCTTTATAGAACCTTCTGTAAACCCTTTTTGTTTCAGTAGCGTCTATTAGGGTATCACCAATAAAACAATTTATCCATTCCGCTATTGGGCCTGTCCTATCACCTGGTCTGGTCAGGCCATTACTAAACTTTCCTCCTACTCTGGATATCTGGCCATCCAAATAAACATGATCTGCTATGTCTTCCGGGTCTGTACCTCGTACTCTTTCATCTCCGGCTGTTCTCCACATATCGTATTGGATTCCAAGCTCGAGCATGGTAGCTTCCGCTCCTCTGTTTTGAGCTCCATTAATTTCTGTTCTGGCCACTCTCTCTAATTCGTAACCTTGCATATTATCGAATACGCTATTTAATCCCCCGGCTGCTTTGTCTATTCCATAACCGGCCTCGTAACTCCCTTTTAGATTATCCATGACATTTCCAGTCATCCTGTCTATTGTCTGCTCCGAAGCTATGAAGGTTTGCTTCCTTAAAAGTTCGGATATTGCTTCACTAAATTCATCAAAGTCCAAACCTGTAGGTATTGCAGGAATCGTTATTTTAGGCTTTTTTGGTTTCTTAACCTTTAAACTGCCATTCAAAATAAACTTCATATTATCCTGAATACTCTTGCCAAGCCCTTGTTTTTTAAGTTCATTAACAGTCCTGGTCATGCCTACTCTGATTGCTTCCTGGGTGTTTTCCATTACGATATTATTATATTCCTCTTTGGCTTCCGCTAATGGTGCAAGTAAGGCTTTTAATTCTATGTCCGAGGATGGTATCCGGTCCAGCTTTTTTAATTTCTCCAGGATCTCTTTATTTTTTTGTCTTATTAGTGCTCTTAACTTCTGATATAGTTTATTTTCTTCCTTTATCAAGTTCCCTGGAATCTTTTTCCATGTCCGTAATTGCTTTTGTATACCTTCTATCTCTATCAGAAGTTTTATCGCTAGATTTATTGACATAATCAATTAACCCCTCTATTAATTTACTTTTTAGACCTTGTAATACATTAGTTATTTCGCTTTCCGGTATAAAGTTTCCGGCATCGATTGCCTGACCACTTATATAATGTAAGTCCATCGCTGGGTTGTCTTCACATTTCTCTACTCCGAAATGATCCCCTAAATATTCTATGGCTTCGTTTGGTGTCATAACTGCACAACCAATTAATTTTACTACCCTATCTATCTCTTTATCAATATCTTCCAGGTCAATGGAATTAAGCTCCCATTTCCAATCGGTTATTCCTAAAGTCGGTAGGATCTCATGGTTCATGATATGGTTATAAACTTCCTGTCTTGGTTTTATTACGCTGGTGTAATATATAACGGTTGATTCTGCTCCCAGGTTGCCTGCTAACGTTCCGGTCTCATATATTCCCATTCTGTATGGTGGTATAGCATGTGCGGTTATAACTTCGTTTCGGTTGTCTACTCTGTAAAGTCTGAATGAGGCTTCTTTTATGTCGGTTGAAAGTGGCTCCACTTTTACCTCTATTTCTCCTCCCATTGATGATGCTGTTTTTGGTATAGTTAATATCATAACTGATTGCGGATTCTTTATAACCTCTTTAAATTTATCCTCTATATTTTTGGTGAGTTCTGTTTTACCTGTTTCAGGGTCGATTTCTCCAGGGTCAAAGTCTCCACATATTGAAACCATATAAGCCGGTACTCCGTAATTATTAAAGAAGGCTATGTTATAATCCCTTCTTGATATATCTCCGGTTATTGCTCCAATCGCTGGTGTGATATCCGGGATTCCGTAGAAGCAGCTTCTAGGAGTATAATTAACATTCCATATTATTTCATTCCCTCTGGTATTTCTATCCAGAGATTTCCCTTCTTCTTCTTTGCCATTATTCATTCTAATATCTTTTTTATAATCAAATAAACGAAACCACTTTGAAGAATTATCCCTATTCTGGCAGAATTTATTTCCCTCTTTGTGTATCCTTACAGTGTGTGCCGGAATATGTCTCATTTGATTAACTGGCCCATCAAAGGCATTCTCTTCTCTGGCTATTTCCATTGAAAAATAACCTACAAGTTCTTTATCAAGTTGTGTCTTTTTTATGGTCTCCTCCAGTCCTTCTTCCTGGCCTTTGATAAATTCCTCTATCGCTTCTTTCTGCTCATCGCTTGGTTTATCTACTAAAGGCACCAGCTTCCAACCGTTCCCGGCCACGTCCTCTGATTTTGTTCTACATGCCCTCATATGATAAGTATTGATTTCTAATAATTTCGCCATTGTCAAAGGTGCGTATAATGGCTTTACTAATGATCCTTCTGTATAATCTGCATCTGCGAATACATCTTTTCCTAATTGCTTACTTTCCGCTGTCTGGTATCCTTCCAATACATCTGTTCTTATTACCTTTGCTTTATTGGTTACTACGCAATAAGGCACCCATTTGTTAGGGATTTTTTCTATTTTCTTTTTAGTCTTTGTCATATCTTACCTCCTCTCTTATTTAGAATAATGTTTCCGGGATCTTGTTTATTCTCTTTTCTGCCATATCAATATATTCCTGCTTTAACTCTATCCCTAAATATTTTCTTTTTAATTCCTTGCAAGCCGCTGCGGTTGTCCCTATCCCCATATATGGGTCTAAAACAATATCGTTCTCATCTGTTGTAGAAAGGATACAATTCTTTGGCAATTCTATCGGGAAGGGTGCAGGGTGGTCTTTGTTAGCCCTAACGGGTAAATCCCATATATCTTTAGTGTAATATAAGTTGTTCCTTTTAAACTTTGGCTGTATATTTGTTTTAGTTATCCAGAATATATATTCTGTAATAGGCAAAAATCTTATCGGTGCTAATTGTGGAGTAGATTTTCTATTCCATATTATTATCTGCCTTAAATTGAATTGGAATATATATGTAGGGAATATGGCTTTATGATTTGATACTTGTAATTTATGATTATAGAATATACTCCCATCTTTTTTAATAATCCTAACTAATTCTGTTAATACTTCTGTCTGTTGATTTATATATTCTTCTGGTTTTAAATTATCTTTAAAATCACCATATTCTATATTTCTTTGTTGCCAACTATCTGATTTTGAAGGCGTATGCTTACCATAAAACCCCTTATTATAAGGTGGAGAAGTCACCACTAAATTAACTGACTCATCTGGTAAGGTCTTTAATATGGCTAAACTATCACCTTGAATTATTTGGTTATATTCCATTTCATTCCTTCCCTCTCTTATTTTATATATCCTATCCATGCTCTCTTCTTATCTACGATCTTTCCCTCGGTGTTTCTTCTCTCGTAATACTTCAGTCCTTCCGGATAATGCTTATAACCATAAAGCATGATATTGTTAGTCATTGGATTGTATGCTTCCCGGTAGGTTTTATTGGTGAATTCATAATAATTCATTTGCATTGAATTTTCAAATATACATACCGCATGCTCGCTGTAGGTTCTCTTCCCGGCTTTCATGAAGTATCCTCCGTAAATAACAAACCAGGGATTTTCTATCCCCAACCATCGATGAAGTATTTCTTGAATCATAATTGCCATGTCTTCACAGTCGTAGGTTTTTAGGTGGTAGGTTTTATATGCTGGCTGCCAATTGTCTTTAATATCGCTTACGTATTTAAAAGGCTTTATAAATTCTATTAAGTCTCCTATGTTTTTAATCCCTGCTGTCGCTTTAATATATTCCTGTTCTTGTTTTTGCTCCTCTTCCGTTTTTACCTTTTTCGGCCATTTATCTTTAAAAAAACACATTTATCTCAACCCCTTTATATATATTATAATATCATTCATACATTCTGTATTAAATAAAGTTCCGTTCTCCGGGAAGAATGCATACTGTCGCCAACGTGGATACCATTTTATAATACCGAGACGATAAAATGCTGGATGTTCTTTAGACATTACTGCGATAACCTTTGTTTTTGGTTTTGGTGCTAATTCCTTGAATACTAAATACTTACTCATCCTTTTACTCCTTCCCTTTATTTTAATCCTGACCCGCCTCTCGGTGGATTTGTTTCATCTAATTCCCCGGTCTCCGGTTGGTATCCTTTTAATACAATATTCCCTCCCCTTGGTTTCCCTATTGCTGCTCCTTTTTCTATGTGGTCCATCCGCTCCGGTTTTATGTATCTCTCTATTTCTATGTCGATATTTACAGGAATCCTTATATTGGATAATTTCGGGAATCCATTATCAACTTCTGTAAATACTTTTTGTTTCTCTTCTAATTCTTGTATCATTCCCTCAAGCTGTTCTATATCCCTTTTCCTTCTCAAATATTCCTCGGTATCCCTTATCCATAATTGATTATGAAAAGAATATTTAAGATCTCTCAATATACTTTTTAAAGTTTTTAATTCCATCTTATTTCCCTCCACATTTGATTTATTATCTCTCTTCCGATCTTATCTGGTGATGGTCTCTTTTGTATCTGTCCGCTCGTATTCGCTGTCAATAAATTCTTCTCCTCTTCCCTCTGCTGTACCTTCTCTTTAGTAAATTCTTTGAATAATATATTCTCTAACATTTATTTCACCTTCCTATATATTGTAGCTACAGCTTTTAATTCATCTTGTCTTATCTCTGGCCAGTCATCCGGGTATTTAGAATAATCGATAGGCATGATTCATCTCCTTCATATTAGTTTAGGATCTCTTAATTTTATTAATCTCATTAAATCGATATTCTCGTAGTCTATCTCAATAAAGCTCTCGAAATAAAACATTCCGCTAAATGGCCTTATGGTTACTATTCCGTAATCGATAGCTACTTTCGAGATGTATTGTGCCTGTATTCTTTCGTGTAGGGTCTTTATTAAATGCCTAAATTCTTTTAATGTCATATCCCTTTTGTAATGGTTACATCGCCTGCATGATGGCATAAGGTTTATAAATTCACTGTTTCCTCCGTAAGTCTTCGGGTACATATGGTCTATTTGCATATCTTTATATTCCAATTCCTTCCCGCAATAGGCACAATGTTTATTATATTTTAACCATACCTCGTGTCTTAATCTCTTCCTTTTATTCATTTTATTCATTCCCCCTCCTCTTGAGATGTATCATTGTCTTTGTTGGTTTAAGCTTCTCCCCTTTTTTCCGGTTAATCCCCATTTCCTTACATATAGTATTATAACAGCAATCATAAAAAAAAGATAATCCTTGAAGTGGTCCATAATCTCTGGTTATCTTTTCTATGATATCTTCTTTCCCATATCCTTCCACTATTAACTTTTTAATCTGCTCCTCTACTTTTCTCGATAAAAACATTTTATTCCTCCTATCGATTCACGTATATCTTTGTTTTTTGTGCTACGGTAATGTCCGGCATGCAGGTCACGCAGTCTACCATGTCGTCATGCTCCCCTTCGTTAAACATGGTTAGTTCATCTTCAAAGTCGCTTAATATCGGTATCCCTTGAAAATGGAATACTTTATAATTCTCATATTTTGTCTGCATAGGTATGCTTCTGGTCACCTTATCCAGATGAGGGTATATTGCTCTGGCAAATACATTAGTCCTCTTGTCTACCTGCTGCTGTAGCATTACCTGGTATTGAGTGGATTCTATCCCGATCCTCAAGGCCTTCCATCTTAAGAAATTATTTATTAAGAATGCCTCTTGTTCTCCATATGATAGTCTGGCCCGGTATACATCAAATATATAAAAGTTCCCTTCCTTATCTATTCCAAAAGTTAATATCGCAAAGAAATCCGCTGTCTGTTTCTTACTTACTGCCAGGTCCGCTGTCTGGAACATCTGCAGGTCCGTTATATTAAATCTTCTTCCGGTACTGGTCACATAATCCCCTGTCGGTGTAAGCTGGAAGTATTGAAAATATTCCCTTTTAAAGATTTTCCCTGCTGCCATAAGTTCTGTATCATTCTGGTATTGTGCATCGAATCTCATTGAGCCTACTTCTGGTTTTGACTTTATTGCTATCAATTCATCAAAGGTTTTCATCTCCGGCCATAAGGTTGTTTTCTTATCATAGTCTATGATCGCTTTGTGGCTGTTCTCATTCGTCTTAAACCCTGCATTTAATTGCTTACTATATAAATCCTGTGGATGATAACGAGTTCCGTTCCAGTGGATTTCTCCTCCCTTCTTTAACATAGGCCTTAAAACGTTTCCTATCCAATCTAATAATTTTTCTCTCTGTAGGTGGGTTCTACTATTTTCTAAGTCTACTACATCATCTACAATAATCTTTTTAAAATGCAACCCAGTTAAACCGCCTCCGTAACTTAAGGCTGTTACGCTTGCTTCCATTCTGGCATATTCTGTCATGCCTATTATGGTCAGTTCCTTCTCTGTCCATTTCTTCTCTCCGGGAGTGAGATGCGGGAATAAGGTCCTCAATTCCATGTTATTTTCAAGGGTCGATTTAATGACGCTCATGAATTTTACGCATTGAAATCCGGTATCTGATGTTATTAATATCGAGTCATTCGGATCTTTTATCAGGCTGGCTATGGTAAAAATAACCACTCTAACGGTTGACTTTGCATATCCCCTTGGCCCCAGGCATAAATCATCGTTATTCTCCTGTTCCATCCTGAACCAATCTTCATGAAACCATTTAAATTCATAGTTTGGGAATATTATCTTCCTTAATAGCCATGGGTCCTTTCTTATCGCTTCCCTTGCCTGCTCTAATGTTTCCATTACTTCCGCATCTGATAATTTCTCGGAGTTCACTGATAAAAGCTGCTCTTTCATCTTTTGTCATTCCTTTAATACGTTTATACTCTTCATAATCCAACCCTTTGTGTGTTACGTCTATTTCTGATTTATCAGCAGGGTAAATTCCCATTAGTTTAGCTTCTTCTTTGGTTATCTCAAAGACTAAATTTAAATCAGCAATAGTTACAGTATCCTTATTGTCGCCCCTGCCCATGATAACTTTTCGGCTATATGCTTGGTCTTTTAAATCCCTTAATTGAGAGATGTAATAACCCATTCCCCATCTCTTAACATTAGTGAGATATTTTTTCCACTCATTCTTTGCTTCTTTAATATAGTTATAGGCTTGCGTTCTTTCCAGACCCCACTCACGTTTAATATAATCCACTATAAAAGGTATTGGTTTCCTTCTTAACATCAAGGCTACCTGATATACTCTTTTATCTTTTTCTACACTATCTACTTTATTATTTCCTGCCATTATCTTTCACTACCTTATCAATTAATTTTTTTCTTCCTTCATCTTTACCTCTTTCATTTATACCATCTTCTGAATGCTTTATTTTTTTCAATGCTTCTATTGCTTTTTGCTCTTCTCTTTTTCCCCTCGCCTCTTCCATACTTTCCCCATTTCTTATCAATTCTCTTATCCGGTCCCTTATATCATTATAACATTCTTTGTATCCATCATAATATTTTGCATATAATGGGTATGCCTTCCCTATTTCTTCGCCATCCCTCATTTTATGGATACGAACATCAAAATCTATAAATATTTTTTCTATCTCCGGATAATCCCCTATTCCCTGGAGCAATTCGATTATCTCATTCTTTTCCTTTTCTATTTTCATTCTTTCTTTATTATTGCAAGCTCTATCATTGGAATGGCAGTTATAAGTATCTTCTATATTTTTAATTGCTTTTTTAATTTTCATCACTTCGCCTCCTTCGGGAAGTATTTACCTTCCAGTATTTCAATAAGATTAAAAAGTTTCACACCTAACCCGCATTCATTTTCTACAATACCGTTTCCGTAAAATTCTTTTAATTCTTTCACTAATTGCCGATACGCCTCGCCTTGTTCAAGGAGTTCGATAACTTCCCTTGACTTATTTCTATCTGCATTATTTTCTTGCCAATATTCCAGGTCATATTTTGCTTTAACAAAAAATGTCGCTTCTGCAGTTTTCACCTTATTCCTCCTTCCTTTTAGTCCTTTATACAAAGAGCTGATATAACCTCTTCTTTGGTAATATTATTTTCTTTAATATAATTCCTAATATCTTCTATCTGGCTCTTCTTTTGACTCTTATAATTACCCCTTGTATATCCGGATTTATATTCTATATATTTTCTCTTTTTCTTTATTCCGCTGTTATTGTAATATTTAAGAAGTGACTCATAAGAAGCGTCTTTTAAAACAACATCTTTTATTCTTGCCAATTTCTCTTGTATTGGGCTTCTACGTTTATATATCCCTTTCGTCATTATTCCCTCTTTTTTTCGGGAGCTGCGGGAATTAGACAGAGCTACCAACTAATCCCCGCTATATGGTTTTGCTCCCTTATTTTATTTTGGATTATTAAATCCTTTTGGCCTTTCTATTGGCCCGCCAGTCGGTATAAATTCCTGTACCCCATTTCTCTCCCTTGCTATCACTTCAAGCTGTCCTTCATCTATCCATTCGCTTTCAATAGTTTTTCCATCTTTTAGCCCTTTCGGTTTAACTTCACATCTGGAACAGCCATTCAAATATTGAGCCATTCCTATAACCGTTCCCTTGAATCCTGTTATTGTATCCTCTACTAAATCTTTCATTAATATTTTTGCCATTATATTCCTCCTTTATTTTATTTCCTGTACCTCTATACATGTTTTTGGTGATTTACCCAATTCCCCTTTGAATTCAAATTAAAATAAATCCTCTTCTATTAATTCATAAGGTTTCTTCTTCTTTCCATCCTTTTTATTAATTTCGTTTTCCTTTTCTTTTTTAAACTCCTTTATTTTTAATTTTACCCTCTTATCAAATGTATCCCTTTTCCTTTTGTTCTTATTTTTCATATCCTATATATCCCCCTTTTATTCCCAATTAGGAATTAATTTTGATAATTTATTTTTTATTTCTTTATAACTTTCAATATTATCCAATCCTATCCCAATTTCTTTCAGGTATCCCATCGCTTCTCCATCCCCTTTTGTACGCCCGAAAGGATCATAAATAACAATTATTAATTTTTTAAATTCATCTGGATATTGCTTTTTAAATCTTTTGAGTGATGTTTTTGCCCTTTTTGTAAACCATCCTTTTATCTCAATCCATTTATCTTCTTCCGGCAAATATATGTCTGGTGTGTAGGATAACGTTCCCCTCTTCACTCCTTCAAAATAAAATATTTTAGGTTCATATTCCCATTTTATTTTTATAAAGTTTAAGTATCTTAAATAATTCGCTTCCATCCTGGACCGAACATATATCCCGATATCTTCTCTCTTCCCTCCTCTGGCATTACTATATGGATTATATCCGTCTTTCATTTTGTATCTTCTTCCGGTATATCAAATTTACCTTTTAACTTATCCGCTATCGCTTTCGCCTCTGCTTTGTTTTTCTCAATCTCTTTTTTGGTTAATTTCTGCTCTTGCTTCATGGTATACTTCTCCGGTATTTCACTTAACTGCTCAAACACATCGGCAGGCCTGGGGAAGTATTTACACTTACGCAGGCATGATTTTGTAATGGCTTGTACTTGATCATCTGGTATCTCCTGGAATATATCAAAGTAAATTCCTATAACATAAGGATTTAGATTCTTCTCGAATACTTCAGAAAATGTCTTTATCATAAGAGAGAAATTTTTCTTATTCATGGTCTTCTCCAGTTGTTTTTATTTAATAACCCCATTTTTAATTAACTCTTTATAATGTTTTTCTATTATCAATTTAGCCACTATTTTCTCTAATCTTTTTATTCTCTGCTCAATTGACAATTTGGATGGTTTGTCATCTGTAATAGTATATAGTGTTATTTTTTTTATTCATCTTAAATTCCTCCTATCGCTTTTAATATCTCTTCTTCGGTATTACGTTTAATAGGTGTTGTGGTGGTTTTGTTTTTTATAGGGAATACTCCTTGCCAGCTATTCATAATGCTTTGGTTAAGGATTGAGATTTGCTCATCTTCATTATTACTCATTTTATTTAATTCATTAATAATCATTTCTCCTGCTCTTACTGTCATCGGTTTCCTAATTTTATTTCTCATTTCTATGAAATCTTTCCAGGTTTTTTTAAAATCATCACTCTTGCTATCTGCAATTAGATTTAAATTAATATTTAAATTAGTATTAGTATTAGTATTAAGATGCGATAGTCTATCATAGTCTATATTTACCCATTCGATTAAATGTTCCGGCACTTCTTTCAGTAGTGATTCCATACCAGTATTAATTTTAGGATTATTTAATTGATGCTTTGTAAAATTCTTTATAGCTATCCAATTATTCTCATATTTTATTTTATCATCTGCTTCAAATCTTTCTAATATCTTTTTTACCATTTCGCTGTCTAACCCGGTATCAAAAGCAATCCGTTTTAAAGATATTTCATAAATACCTATAATATTTGTAAGTGTATTTGTTAATAGATATATGAATAGAAGTTTTTCTATCGTATCTTTATTTATTATATAATTGTCATCCCAAAATTTAGTATCTATGTATCGTTTTTTACTCATGGCATTCCTTTATAATCCCTCTTATTCTATTTTAAATTCATTCCTTTGAGCCCATTTTAAAAGTACCTTTGTATATCCTACCAGCAGGCTTCTGGTTATATTGTAGGCATTCTCTCCTATTTTTGGTTCCAGGATTCCCTTCACTCTTTTATCTATCCCTGCTGATATTATATCATCTTTTATAACCTTAATCATCGCATCCCTCCTCTCTTAAAACTAAGGGATTAAAAAAGCTGCCTTAACTGGTAGGAATGAGAAATGGAAGGAAACCAGCTTTGACAGCTCTTTTAATCCCGATATTTTTTTAATTTGATAAATTGTCTTCATTCCTTTTTCCCCTTCCCTGATTGCTATCATATTATCTTATTTATTTCTTTTTGTCAAAAATTTTTAACATTCATTCCCCCACACATCCCAACCCTTATAACTTTCATCTTCAAATAACCTGTCTTTAGGTGGTCGGGCAAAAAGTTCTATTCGTGGTAGGTCGCCACACAATTTAACAATATTATTTCTAATAATTGATGGTTTTTTACTATGTTCCCCTCTTGGTGACATTATTATTTGGCTTATACTTTTACTTTTTCTATCTAACTTACCTCCTTTTTTTAATCCTGCTAATACTAATTCGCAATTACTTGCAGTCCAATGGCCTATACCAAAAAATGGAGTCCCGCTTTTAGGATTTGTTTTTACCCAACAAAAAACTATAGTTTTATATTCAAAATCCCATGCTTCCATCACTTCTAATGCTTCTTGTAGGCAAGGTGGAGTAGCCCATAAGAATAATTTACAATTCTCACCTGTTATACTTTGTATTGGTAGATTACATATATCTTCTAACTTCATTGTTTGGTAATGTGCTTTAGCTGTCCCTTGTGCTACCTTTTTATCTTCTGACCATACTTTATAACTCCAGGGACAGTCTGCATAGATTATCTGATATTTCTTATTCGGGAATGGTATCATATTTTAACTATCCTTCCCATCATCTATCATTTCCCAATATACTATCGGTACAAATATCTGTATTCGGTGTGGATGGAACGTTTTGAAAATCTTATTCTTGTCGATTGTTTCCCTGCTACATTTATAAACTTTCCCTCTGCTGGTTTCGGTTAGTATAACGCTCTCAAGTTTGTATTTGTCTTTTAGCATTTCAAACGTCCAGTTATCCAATCCCCAACCCCGGAGCATTTTCATATAATGCTTTTTCTTATTCCTCTCTACTATCCAGGCCTTTGCTTCGGTGTCATAAAATCCTGTCCTTATATGTTTTCCATCCCGGTTTCTTATTGTGGTTTCCATCATCATTTTTGCTCCACTCCTTTCCGATCCTTCTTTGCCTTCCTTTGTTTCTTTTCCCACTTCCGGTATTGTTTTCCGGTCTTTAGTTTTAATATTGCCTTGGTTGGTATGCCATGGTTCTCCTCCTAATTTAAAACATAAACCTTCTTGAGTTTCCTTCCGTATTCTAAAGCACTTTGATAATCATTTACATATATATCAAGAGTCCATATATCTTGCCTTTGGTCACATTCCGCGAATCTTCCGGTGTCTTCTACTGAATAATATCCCATTCCCTCAATGTATATTTTATCCCCTAATTTTAATGGGGATTTTACCTTCCATTCTCCATTAATATAATCTACATTAATAGCAACAACCCCTTCTCTTATTGGTGTCATCATTGCAGTATAACCATCATTCCATTTGTTTGATATACATTTAGGATGTTTTGTATAGGCTGTTGTGGTCATTATAAAATAATCTTCTTCCGGAATTTCTCCCTTTGTTCCCTTTATTGTAATCTGCTGCTGTCCTTTTATCTCTTTTAATCCTTTGGCTTGCTCCCCTGGTGCTGCTGCGATTAATAATATAATGGTTATTATCTCGATCACAATAATAAGTTTCCTCATGATCCCTCCATAGTCTCTTTCGCTTTCCCATATTTCCATCAGTCCTCATTCCCTCCTTCATATTCTTTTATCTTATAATATGCTTCGCTTAAATCTACCCTGGTGTCCTTCATGCAGTACCTGCATCTATATCCCCATCCGTAGCTTATCCTCCCGCAGTGAAAACATAAAGTCAATGTTCTCTCTTCCGGGATCGCGTATGTTCTCCTGATGTCTTTTTGGTTCTTTTCTTTAAACTTTTTAAAATCTCTATCCTTTGTGGTTAATGGTATCATATTCCTTCCTCCTATTTTCCTTTTTTTAATACGATCGCTTCCTTTGCCAGTCTGTCTGCTATACCATTCTCCTCCCGGCCATTCCATATTATTTCAATATCTTTTATTTCTTTTATTAGTTCCTTCGCTCTTTCGCAAAATAGTTTAAGCTCTTCTTTTTTTACCTTCCAATTTCCTTTGGCTTGCCTTAATATTAACAGGCTGTCTACGAATACCATCACTTTGTCTCCTGGTTTTTTTCTTTTCTTTATTTCCTCCAGGCCTCTTATCATAGCCTGGTATTCCGCTATATTGTTTGTACCTTCCCCTATGTATTCGCTGATGGTGTCCTTTACGTTCCCATCTTCATATATAACTATTCCGATCCCCATTTCCCCTGGATTCGGCATGCATGAACCGTCTGTCTGGATTGCTAATGTGGTCATCTCTCCTCCTCTTATTTTATTGTATTCTTACTCTTATGCTCGGCATTGTATGGCTTCCGTTTTCCACTACATCGAGCATTATATTTTTTAACCTACAAAGTTCCTCTGCTATAATTTCCATGGCTTTCATGTTTCTATAAGTAAAATTAAAATTGCTCAACATCTGGTCCAATTCAAAACCATTATTCTTAAACCATTCCTCATCTCTTCTCTTGTTTTTCTCTAAATATTCCAGGTTATCCATACTTCCCTCCTATCTTGAAAATATTAAATAAAATATTACCATTCCTATACTTCCTAAAATGTATTGAATAAATGTTGCTGCCATATTAATTTACCTTCTTTTGGTATTCGTATCTGCCATTTTTGAGAGTCTTATTCCCTAATAATTTATAAGTTATTTCAATGTTTTTTAATTTCCCTTCAAAACTCTTTACAACCTCCCCGAATACTACTTCCTTCTCTTTGTTGGTTATGGTATCGTATCTTTTAATTCTCATAATTTCTCCTCCATATAATATGTATTTATTCCAATTCTATTCTCATAATCTTCAAATTCCTTTTCTGTCATTCTGTTTACCTTATCAATCTCATCCATCAGTTCTTTTGCTTCTCTCAATCTATGATAAATATATAACTTTTTATGGTCTACTGCCTGCTGTATAATTACCTTCCCTTCTGTTTCTTTCTTTTCCATTTTCTTTTTTCTCCTTCCTTTTTTATTTTATGCCTGCCTGGCTGGTATACCCCACTCCAGCAACCCATCAGTACTCAACCGGGATTATCTTGATAACCGGTTGCCATGCTATTCTTAGCTGACTATCATCCTTTCGGCCTACGTAGGCCTGGCCTCCAAGAAAGGCGTGTCAGGCAGGCATAATTTTATTTTTAATTTATAGTACTACCCTCTCCGGAATCCGAACCAGATTCTAATGGGTCATATTTTTCATTAACTGCTTCTTCTACTTTATTTAATTCTTCCTGGGTTACTTCCCTTGTCTTCTTGTTGACTGCCTCTTTAGGTTTTTCTTCTATTGGTGTAATATCAAATTCCTCTGCTGGTACTTCTGACATATCAGGAGCAATTTCCTTCTTGACCGTTTCATCCATGGATAGCTGCCTGGTTAGTTCTATGCTCTTTGGTGCATAATTTAAGGCTGCTTTCAATACGGTTTTCAATGACATAGGTATAGGTGATGTTTTCCAAGATGATGAATCGTAATCAGCCGATTTGCTGTATTTATCTCTATGGTTTTCTACCTTCTTTTTACTCCATACCGCAAAATCATATCCGCCATTTAGAAGGTGGTAAACTGCATAAAAATATATAGGTTCTCCTTCGGGTTCATCTGTGGGAACGTGAACTAAATCCTTATGTAATCCTAATTGGTAAAAGAATTTATCATTCTTAAAAACCTCGTGGGCATAAATGCTCCTATATTGCCCGGTGTTCTGGCATAAAGTTATGATCCCTTTATAGCCTATTTGGAATTGTGCCATCATTCCCTTTTTAGAATTGTAAGGTATTATATATGCTTCTCCTAATGGTGTATTCGGTTCCAGCCCTAATTGGGCAGACTGCATGACCGCTGCTATAAAACTCATTTTATCACAACTACCCAATTTTGGATTTGTTCGGAGCGTGGTTATTACGATCCTTAATATCCTATCTGGTGATATATGCTTTGGCAATGCTTTCTCTAATTGTGGTCTCATTTTCTGTACCCATTCCATTAATGTTTCTTGTTTCTTTACTCCATTTAACTTTTCCAAAACTTGCGTTCCCTTTGTATTAGTCATTCCCATTTCCTCCTTTATAATTTGAAATTCTAAATACTCTTGATTTACTTGCCCTTACTATATACTCCTTTCTTTCCTGTTCTTTCCAGGTTATTTTTTTACTACCACATATCGCAATTTCAGCAGTTCCCATTTTTGCTTTAAATATTTGGTTGATTCTATCTATATTCAGTTCAGCTTCCTTTTTCTTTAGTTTTAATTCTTCTAAATCATTTATAGCTTTAAGATATTCTTCTCCTTCTAATGTTATAATCTTACCTTCTTCTTCTTTCGGGTATAGCATTGATAATACTTCTCCAGATGATTCTGTTCCATCCGGTGCTGGTGGTATTTTAGGTATTACAAAATTATTCCAGAAGTAATTTGCCTTTTCTACTATCTGCTTTATAACCTCTTCGTTCCTTTGTATTATCTTTACATCAAATTTTCTATTCCCAATTAAAAATGGTAAATAACACAAATGCGCTCCGGTAACATATAAATAATGTTGAGCTTGTAAATAGTAATAATCGGGTAGGTTGTCTTCTTGCCATTCTTTGTAATTTCGCTCTGAAGTAGTTTTGTATTCTATTACAATATTTACCTTTATTGTGGGATGGTTACTCCAGCCATCTATATTCGCAAGCATTATTGGGTTCTCTAAACTTTGCAATAGCCATGGCATAGATATTGCCTCTATAACTGTTCCTTCATTTTCATTAAACCACTTTTCAAATTTTCTTTTCATAAATGGTTCAAGATAAGTTCCCAATTCCGCTGGAAGGTTTTCCTGGCCATCCTCTTTAATCTGCTGTGTTTTCTCGTAGTAAAGTGCCAGGGATGATTTCCATGGGTTGATTCCGCAGACGGAGGCTATATCTGATCCGCCTATCCCTTTTTGTCTCCAATTTAACCATTCAAGTTTAGATAGCCCTTCGGTATATACTAATTTTTTATAAGCTTCAGTTACTGCCATCTTTCTTCTCTCCTTTTTCTTCCAATGATTTATTAATTAATTCTTCTATCAACGCTTCCATTTTCATGTTCTTCTGGGATGCCATTATTTTTAATTTTGTATGTAGTTTCTTCCCTATGCGTACCGTCTTTCTGTCTTTCCAGTAATCCTTTTTTTCTAACATTGTTTTTTCCCTCCTTTCTTGGTTATGACTAATACCTGGTATAACATTCCCCTTCCGTTACCCAGCTTTACTCCCTGGCTTAATTTCTGGTCTATGATTTTTCTGGAATATTTACTGAAGATTAATACTAATTCACTTAAGGCTTCTTTGTAGCTTATTCTTTCCTGGTGTGGGATATTATGTGTGAACCATGTTTTCTTTACTGTTCTCATTCCGTTATCCTCCTCCTTCCTATTCTATTAACAATACTATACCCTTTTTGTCAATTTGTCAAATGTATTTTCACCAGGCCAGGTTTCCCCGGCCTCTTTTAATCTCTCGGATATCCCTCTTGTTTGTGCTCCAATATTTCCTCTTTCACTTTCCCATCCTCAATAAGGAATCCAAATTCCCCGGTGTCTACTGATTCAGCCCATACCTGGTATCCTTCCTTATCAGACATTTTCTTAACGGCCTCTTTGCTTTCGCTATCCAGGAGAGAATAATCTGATATAAATATTACTCTCAATTTTGGATTCAAGGCCATGGCAATTCCTATCGCTACCTTTAGCTGTTCTGAATATGCTATCTGGGAGAATGGTATACCTTCATAAGCTATCCCATCTTCTGTCAGGCTTAATTTCTGGTCCGGGATCTTGCTCCAGGATGCCAGCAATGCTGCTCCCATCTCAAGCACATTTTTATCTATCTCTTCGGTAAACTTATCATAGACTTCCTGTGATTCTTTCTGTTTCTGGTCCGCTGCTCTGTTTCTCTCCCTGGCTTTAATCTGGTCGTTAATAGTATAAGCATTATTTATCTCTGTTTTTATACTTTCGGTATCGGTTGCTTTATTGCTTAATAACCATAATTCGCTTGTCTTAAGAGCTTCTTCTCTTTTTTTAATATCTTCCTCTAATCGCTTTATTTCTTCTTTTGCTTCATCTATAAATCTTTTTGAATCCTTTGCTTTTCCCTCTTCAATTGTAATCTGATTATTAATGGTTATTGCCTGGTCGTATTTGTCAGATAATTTTGAAGTATCTATTAACTGCTCTGGCAGATCCGGGATGGTTATCTCTTCTCTGGCTCCGGATAATAATTTCACTTCCTGGCCTTGTTTCCTTCTCTTTTCTCTTAAATCATTTATCTTATTCTCCATGCTGGTGTAGTCGTACCCGGTTATTTTAATGAGTAATTCCTTCTGTTCTTTCCCGCTCATCCTTAAGAATTCCCCAGGGTCAAAACTTAAGTATCCGATAAACTCATCCAGCAATTTTTGTGGTGGTAAAGGTGGTACAAAACCCTCCGCATTGGTAACCTTTAGATATGTATTATCGTTTGAGGTCCACTTCCTGTTCACGATAAATAATGGTTTTGGCTTTACCCCTTGCTTTATCTGCTCCTCCGTTAAATCCTCACATAATGTTAAAGTAACTTCGGCAAACTTTTCTCCTTTCCGTATCGGCATTGGCGTACCTTTTGACCCTGCTTTCCAACATAAGGTATACCATATGCTGTCCATGGCTGACGTTTTTCCTGCTCCGTTCTTCCCGGAGATAACTACTGTATTACTCTTGGGGGTAATATCTATCGCTACGATTCCTTTGAAGTTCTGTGATTTTAAATTAATAATTTTCATTCTATTTACTCCTTTATTTTATATTTTGTTTTATCCTAATACGGATAATCATCCGGGTCCATGTTCTTCTCTGGATTCCGGTCCAGATATATTTCAAGTTTCTGCTCCCATGATAATCCGTTATACATTTCATCTATATCATCTATGCCGATTCTGTCCGGGTAGTAATCTTCCAGGATCTCTTCTTTGTTATCGCATTCCAGCCAATCCTTTTCTACCTCGTCCTGTAGTTTTACCTGGTCTTCTTTTTCCTGATTAAATTCCGGTACATCGTATCCTTCCTTCCCTATTCTCATATTTTCCTCCTTCCTTTTTTATATAAGAGGGTTTCCCTGCCTGTTTCTTAATTTCTTATAAATCTTCTGGTATTCATAGCTGGTCGGCCGTCTCATGATCGCTCCTTCTACTACTCTGTAATCCGTATGTGATGCAAATCCTCCGGTAAACATAACCACTTCCTTTTCATGTTTTGATATTTTAATTTTAAATGTGGATATTTTTAGTTCCATGGGCTCCTCCTTCCTTCTTTGATTTATTTCCCTTTGGCTTCCTGTCCTTCTGTCTGT